ATCAGCAAAGTTAGCCATACGTGGAGACTCAACGAACATAGCACCTTCGTATGTTCCGATTGTTCCTGGCCAGAACTCAGAAGCACCTGTCTCTGAATACTTGTGGTCGTCACGCCATCCGCCTGAGCCAGTTTCGGCACGGAGATCGTGTGAGACTTCTGGGTGGATACCGACCCAGTAGTATTCTCCCTGACGTGGGACAGCCTTGTTAGCACGGAGCTTGGCAACAGCCAAACGGATGTCACGAGACTTGATTACGTCTGTTGAGAGGATTGACTTGTTAGTTGTACCGTTGGTGTATGTACCAGCGAAGGTAGATACAGCGTTACCGTTAACTTCTGCAATTGCGTTTGTTCCACCGATAAGGGTAGCAAGAGCAACTGTGTCAAGTGAGTCAGCCATGTTGAACGCGATGATGTCTGCGATAGCTGGGTCTACATCTGAGAGTGAGAACAACTCAAGTTTACGGGTTGCGAGTGACGCATTTCCGTATTCCTGAAGTGTGACTGAAGCAGTTGTTGTGTTACCAAGTGCTACTGCGTCTGGATCAACTGACTCAGATAGTGGTGTTGTAGCAGCCGACAGATCTGTGTAGAACTGGAAGACTACTGATGAACCAGGCATAGCCTGTTGTACTGGCTTCTTGTCCGCTACGTCGCGAACCATTGGCACAGCACGAAGGGCGAACTCTACATAGCGATCATAAGCGGTCTGTACTAGAGAAGTACCGAGCGAGCCTGATGTGCTGTCTGTATATGCGTTAGCCATTGTGTGTCACCTTCTTTCTATAAAGGATTGTGCTTGGATGGGTTTTTATCGTCTGAAACGTTGGCTTGGTGAGCCTGTCAATGCGTTCAGTTCTTCAACTGTTCTAGCCCCAGCAATCTTTGCGGCCAGATCCTGGTCGCGTGTTGGGGTATTTGCATTTTGTGACGCAGCGTTAATACGCTGATATGCTGCCACGTTTGCTTGCGTTTCTTCTGATGTTGGAGCAGGTTCTTGTCCAGCGATCTGGAAGCCGAATATATCGGCGTTCTCAGCAAGCCAGGCATCAACTGCTTCAGGCGTTGTTACATCGCCAGGTATAAACTTGGCGACCTTTTCTGGTACGCCTTTATTTGCCAATACGTCTTTGACTGAACGACTGCGAAGGTCTGCTTGAATTTGTGCTAGCTGTTCTGACAGTTCCTTCTTTTCGCGCTCTGCTCGCTTTAATGCTTTACGCAGATTCGCTGGTACTTCTTGCTGTTGGACAACATCTTCAGTATCAAAGTCGTCGTCATCTTCATCATATTGGTTTGCCATACGGCACTCCCTTTTCTGTTAGTTGATCGCAGGCCGCAAGTTCTCTCAGGGGAAAGAGGCTTGGCTCCCACTTCCAGTCTTTAATACACACCTTCGGCGCTGGTGGACCGAGGCGGAACCTAGTTATTAAATAAGACCGCTAGTATCTGCAATGCCCAGGCTTCCTTTACCTGCTCCCGCAGATCCGCCAAAGGCTGATGATTCTTGAGTCTGTAAACGCTTAAGTTGAGCTTCTGCCTGAGCCTGAGTTTGTGTTCCAGGAGTGCCGAAGACTGCCGTCTGTAATGCTGCGCCCTGTGCACCAGGTGCGCCATATGCCGCATAACGTGATGCAAGTGCTTGCGTTGCTGGCTCTTGCGCAGCGATTGCTTGGAATCCAGCTTGAGCTTGGGCTTGTGTTATGCCCATGCCTGCTAGTTGTTCAGCAGTTGAAAGGTTAATGTTAGTTCCTTGACGAGCGGCTTCTGCTGCAACGTTAGTTGCTGCTACCTGCTTTTGAAGTAATGGCATTGCAACTGATGGATCAAGTACGTGAGCAATCATATCACCTTGTGATACACCATAAAGGTTCTGAAGTTGCTGAGTATAGAATGGATCAGTATTGGCAATGCTTTTTGCCGCAAGATTAACGCGATCTTGAAGAACTTGATAGTTAACGTTTGCGCCAATAAGTTTGGCCATCTCGTCAGTCCCAGCATAAAATCCTTTAGGAACTCCTGCTGCCTGAAGAACGGACTGGACATCATTTTCCCATTGAATGTAAGCAGCTGGGCTAAGTACGCTCATGCCATTAGCTTGACGTGTTGCGTTGCCAGCAAAACGGGCTTTGAAAGCATCTGAGTTTTGAAGAGCAAGGCTAATAGTATCTGCCCCAGCATTGTTAGTAGCAAGGTCTTGAATTTTTTTAAGTAAAGCATCTGAGGCTGGGTCGCCTTCTTTGTAAAGACCCCATTGCTTCATCTGCGCCTTGGCTGCATCAAAGATATTTGTACGAGCTGCCTGATCGGCAGCATTTGTGCCTAAATCTTGTGTAGTTGTTGTTCCATCATCAAAAGTAATAATTTGTTTTTGTTGACCATTTACTGTAACAATTTGTGTGCCAATGGCTTTTTTACCAGCAGGCGTGGCTGCAATTGCTGGAGCAGGGCCAACTTGATAACTAGCTGGCATTACTACTTGACCATTATCTACTCTTCCGCCAGTTAATTTTGCGACAGCATCGGCATCTGTTGCTGCCTGTGCCACTGCTTCTTTAGCAATTGTTACATCTGAAGTATTTTTTAATGCTGCGGCTGATGCGCTTTCTGTAGCAGTAATTGGAGCAACGCTGCTTGCAAGCGCAGCAATTTGAGCAGCAGTTGGGCCCGATGAAACGGGAGTTTTTGCTGGTGTCTTTGTTGGCGTTTTGGCTGTTGAGCCACCTGAAGATGCTTGTATCGCCATTAGCTCACGAATCCAAAGTCTTTACCGATTTGATGTAACATGCCGTTAACATCCTCTCGTGCGTTGTTGGTGAAAGCCCAGCGAGGATCCTGCCTGAGCGATTGTTCGTACTGCCATAGAGGCATTGGTGATGTAGTTCCATCTGCGTTCATAGTTGTCCCAAGAGCCTTTTTGATAGTGGCATCTTTGGTATAGTCAATTGCAGTTGGATCAACTTCAAGTATATTTGCCATTGACTGAACATATGGGTCTGCAATTTGCTTGACAGTTACGCCCTTGTCAATCAAGCCAGAAAAACCAGAGTATTTGGACATGGCTTGCTGTTTAATCATATTCTTATATGTATTGATGTCTGTTTGTGTTGAAGGATCGTTAATATCATTAACGGCATTTGTGATCCATTGATCGCTGAAGCCGCCACCCATATCTTGAAGGTATGTCTTTAATGCTTGGGTGTTTGTTATGCCTAGCCCTGATGTGACTCCAAGTTTTTCAGCACGAGCCGCTTGGGCAATTTTAGATTGTAGGGCAAGTTGACCAGCATTGCTATTAAATACTGTTGGATCATATGCTTGGTAAAGCGATGCCTCAGCGAGCGAGCTGATTGTTTGTGGGTCAAGTTTGTAACCAAGGCTTGTAGCCATGGAAGAAATGTCACTTGAACGATTTTTAACTGAATCTGTCCAAGTGGTTGGCTGAGAATATTTAACAGTCGCTGCCGCAAGACCCTGTGCTCCATGAGCTTTGTACCAGTCGGTATTTTGAAGGGCAATATTGAATCTATCAACGGCTGCTTTGCTGCCTGATGCGGCTGCTGCGATGGTGCCATCTGCAAGCATGCTATCAAGGAATTGGGCAAGTTTGCCTGGGGTGATTGTTCCATCAGGATTTGTAACGTCATCTTGATGCCAAAAAGCCCACTGTCCAGCATAGTTCTTTTGAAGAAGTTGCTCTGCTGATTTTACATCTGGGGTGCCAGATACTTCTCCTGGAAGTAGAGCTCCAGCCTGAGTGGCTGTTGTGCTAGTTTTAGTATCAGCCATTAGATTGTACCCGTATTCTGTTGAGCCAATGACTTCATAAGATCAAAGGCAGTACCAGCGGCTTGGAAAGCATTAAACTCGCCAGTATTTTTAACCTGATTTGTAATGAAATCTTTTTCATTTAAGTTGTTTTGAACGCCTGTTTCGGTTTGGCTTCCACGCATCAAACGGTTTGTTGCCCCGCCAGTTGCTGTTGGAGTTGTAACCATCTTGTAAGCATTTTCGCCAGTAGTACGACCAGTTGGATTTTTAGCTGCATAAGCAAGGTAGGCATTTGAATATTTTTGTACCTGTGCTTCACTAGCAGATTTACCCAAAAGATCGTTAAAGATTTGATTTGTTAAAGCCTTGCTTGCCTCAATGTTTGGCTGGTCAAGGGTTGTGCGGCTAATGGTAGACGGTGTAGTCCAAGGTGAGGTCTGGGTTAACGTACCATCTTTAATGCCCTGAATGACATTAGAAAGATCAAGTTTGCTACCTTTTTCGCTATTCAAATATCCCTGTTCAACAACGCTATTGATGGCAGTTATTTCAGATGGGGTAATCTGACCAGTTGCGCTGAGTTTAGTAAGCCCAGTTCCTGGCAAAGTAGCAATGGTTTGCTTAAGAGCCTCAATGGTTTGACCGTTATATTTTGTATTGTTTAGGGCTGCAACAAATTGCGATCCGCTAATTGTGGCTGGCAGTAACTTTCCTGAAGCATCTTTGAGCCCAAGATTGGTGTTATCAATTGGTGCATTAAGCCATGCTTTTGCAGTAGATCCACTGCTGCCAGCGGCAGCACTTGCGGCAGCAACAGCCGAAGGATCAACAACGATTGCTGGCTTCTTAGTTTTTTCAGCCATTATTTACTCAACCCCTCAATTGGACCTAAAGCATTTGAATAAAAACGCTTATAGAAAGAAACGAACTTTGGATCTTGTTCTGCAATATTGACCGCTACTGCACGCAAAGGATTTATGGCATTTTGGATTGTAGTAGGATCGTTTGTCTTGCGTAACTTGGCAATTGTCTTATCAGCCAATGTTGCAAAAGTTTTGTATGCATCGTATCTAAATGTTCCTTGCAAGCTACCGAGGTACTTAAGGGCTTCGGTATTCTTTTGCATGGCAATTGCAGCACCGATTGTAGGATCATATGCTGGGTACAATGACTGCGCATATAAACCAAAACTGGTTGAATTAAACTTCATGCCGCGGATTGCTGCTGGGACTTCTGGCTTATCAGCCCAAACTTCATTGGTGTTCATCAACGGAGCAAGTTGAGTTTTTAAGGCGGTAACAACTTCCTGTGCTGCCTGAACCTGTGCTTGGTCAGTAAGGGTTGTTTGATAAGCCTGGCGCTTATGACCACTAAGAAGATCCATTGCGTGTTGAGCAAGATTTTGCGCTGCCCAGAATCCAACTTTGCCAGTCTCAACTGCCGTACCCTTAAAATCTGCCTTACCAGTTGATGACTGATAATTAAACAACAATGTGTTTAATTCAGAAAGAACTGGAATTGCTGACTTCAAAGCAACGATGGCATCGCCAGCGTTTTTAGGTGTAATCATTTGTGGACTAAACAAATTCATTACTTGGTTAATGTATGGTGCGTTGATACCACCAAGTTGACCAAGACCAGTTCCGTGTTCAAAAGCGTTAAGTTTCTTTAACTCATTAAGGACTGGAAGGTTTCTTGTTACAAACTTGCCAAGTTCATTATTTGGATCATAGTGCTGGTAAAGATTAAATCCAGCATTGATGAGCATAGTCTCTCCAGGATGATCCAGGAGATAACCGCCTACGCTACGATACAAGGTCTTGTTAAATGAGAATGGGTAGAAGATTGTGTTAACAGTACGCTCTAGTGGTGTGCGATCACCATAGGTATTGATCTTTGTTAATTTCTCTGTAATCTGAGCATCAGTCAATCCTAGTTTTTCTAGGTTATGTGCTTGCCAAGCCATCATGTGGGCTGGATTGTAAATGTTAAATACATCCGCCTGCTGCAAGAACTTATCAAGTGGCTCAAGATCTTTATATGCACGGTAAACATCTGGCATCGTGCGATTAAGAGTATTGAAAGCCTGCTCAGTAACACCTAAACGTGTTAACGCTTCGTAAGGATTACGTGTTGGTGGTACGCCTTCGGCTGCGGCCTTTACGTTTGTTTTAGCCAAACGACGGAAAGCAAAGACTGGGTTCATATCAAAACGCCACTTGTCACGTGCGCGAGCAAGATCATTTGGTAAGGAAGCAAATGCATTTGCCAATGGGCCTTCACCAATACCTAGCTTGTTAAGAACTGGTACCTTGCCAAAGAATGAAGCGGTGCCATTTGTAATGATGGCATTAGATGCACGGATAAAGTCTTCTGCTCTACCGAGGCCAAGCAAAGATGTTGGCGCCTTGGCATATCCAACAAGAACTGTCTTGGCTATTTTCATGGCATCTTCTGGTGTGTAACGAGCTGCCATTGAGCCAAGCGGATCTAGTGGATCAACTGGGCGAGTAAGAATCTGAACCATCTGCTTGAGGCTAAGATCGCGAATCTGGTGAGCCTGATTAAATGCTTTCGCCTGAGCGTCACGTGCAGCAGCAAGGGATTTTTCGCTTTCACGAAGATCCGCAGTACGAATATCTCCAAGGGCTTCTTTAGCAAGTCTGGCTTCTTGACCAGTAAGGCCCTTCCAGAAACCACGTGAGGCGGCTAATGCACGAGATTCTTTTGCATACAATCCGCTTTGAGCACCTTGAAGAAGTGTGCTATAGATTGAGTTACCAGTATCGCCAAAGTTGCTTGATACTTTACCGCTAGCAAATAACTTATTAAGTTCTGTCTCAACAGCTGTGCGCTTTGACATTGAAACTGTAATGTCGTTAACCTTGGTTGGGTCTATGCCTAGGTTCATTGCAGCCTTGCGCAGCATGCTTGTGCGTTGATCTACAGCAACTGGGTGTAGAAGTGGATTCTCATATGAGTGCCCAATATCAGTTCCAAGCACAGGGCGGAATCCAAGCGCATCTGCCTTGGCAACAATATCTTTGAGAGCCTTTGGTGCGTTAAGAGGAAGTGTCGCTTCTGAAGCCAACTTTCCTGCTTGCTTCCAAATGGTTCCAATTGCCTGCAAAGCATCAAGGCGAGTGACTTCATTCTGTGAGAAGCCAAGTTCGCGAACAAGAAAAGCCCTTGCATCTAAAGTAAGTTTAGCTTCTTTGGTGCCTTCCATTACTGGCTGGCTCATCTTAGGAAGCGCAATACCTTCTACAGCTTTTTGTTCTGAAAGTTGTAGGCTTGAACGAGCGGCATCAACATCTGTTTTATGGCCCAACTGAGCCAAATCATCCATAAGTTGATTTGCTTTTTTGTAAGCATCCTGGGCAACGACAGTATCTTTATGAGCCCAGCCAAATGCTCCGCGCTGTACTACATTGTTATTGACAAGGTAGTTTGGCATGATGCTATCAACATTGAGGTTTGGATCTTGCTTAACCATCTTTGCTGTAACGCGATCTGGGTTAAGAAGGGTCTGAGTTCCGTAGGTAGGGTGCAAGTAATGCGCTCCCACATAATCGCCTTCTGCCAAAACAGACTTTGTTAGATTGTCAATGCGGGTGTCAATCTGATCCTTGTTGAGTTTGCCGCCAGCAACAAGTGCCTTACGGTATGCATCAAGTACATCTTGACCGCTGACATCAAATTTAGCAGTAAGCATCTTCTGAAGTTTTTTATACTCAGGAGAATATGTTTCTTTGTCGGCATGAACCAAAGCACCTTCGGTCTTGCCTTTAACCATAAGTCCGAGTTCGTCACGAAGCTGGCGTATTGTTGCATTTGCCATTGCTCCAGCGGTACCCTTAATAACTCCACCGCTTGAACCGCCAAGCATCTCTGAGAGTTTGTACTTAATAGGGTTTGCTGATGCATCGGTCTTGGTAAGATCAAGAAACTTAGCAATCTTACCTTGCATTTGGTCGTGCTGTAGGGCAAAGATATTAGAATTGGTGCGACCAACCATATTCTGATTTTCCGTAGACCAAATTCCCTTGCCATATGGTGTCATGCTTGCAAGGCTTGTTGAATCAGGAGCAAATTCATTGACAGCACTATTGACATGATAAAGTTTCATGCCTTCGTTGCTTGTTGCCCAAGGATCTTGGTCAAATGCTGGATGCTTTGTAGCCCAGTCTGATGATAGAGCGTGTGTCAAATGATCTTGAATGTTCGTCATCATCGCACTGCCTGCCCAAAGGTTGCGATGTTCTGGCTGAGTTGCTACTACGCCAAGCTCTTGTAAAGCCTTTTGATTTCTAAGGGCAGCCCAGAGGCGCTCCTTCTGCTTTGATGTGACATCATAAGATTCTGTGGTGCCTTTACGAATGTTCTTTGCCATGATGGTCTTGAACTCATTAGCAAAATATTCTCCAAGGCGGGCTTTGCCCTGTGGGACAAGGAGAGATTCACGAGCCGTTGCAAGTTTGTCAACATTTTCAGGCATAAGAGCTTCATGTTCTTTAGCCATGAATTGCTCAGCATACTGTTGAGAAGTGCGATCTAGTTTTCCAGACCATACATCTTGCTGTAGCGCCATCTCTGCATAATGTGATGCAGCAAACTGGTTAAGTTTTGTATTGACGTAGGTGTTTGTAAATTCTTCACCAAGGTTTTTCTTGAACTCGTCAAGGCTAACACCCAATCCTTTGCGGAATGGTACGTCAATTCCGACAGCACCAAGGGCATTACTGTATGCCTCATGTGCAGCGGCAGCCATCTGGCCTACGTTTTGACTTGCTTTGAGTCCTTGTGTTGGCGCCCCAACAAACAAACCAAGGGTGTCAAGGGCATTACCCAAATAACCAGAGTATGGCTTAACAGCGGTAACGTCATAAGTTGGAGTTACGCCTGCGGCCTTCTGTGCTTCTGATGAAGCAAGCAACCCAAGTCCAGTAACTGAACCTTTAGCCTGAATTTGTGCGCCAAGTTGACGTAATGGGATACGCATTGATTGCGCCATTGCGTTTTTGAAAGAGTAATAGCGTGAACCTTCGGCATCAAGACCGTCAATTGCAGGCAAGATACGCTTAAGAACTGGTGCGTTTTCAAGCGCACGAAGGAATCCAATTCCTTTTTGTCCTTCTTGGCCAGCTTGATAAAGGCTTTTTACCAAAGTGAAGCGTGGAGATGCGGCAAATGTTTCAGGAAGGCTACGAGTTACCAAATCTTTTGCTGCTTGGGATACGCCTTGATCTGCTGCGGTTGAAGCAAGAGTATCTGCTACTGCGCCAACAGACTTTGCAGCTGTGCCAGCCAAGCCTTTAAGCAAAATAAGATTTGCTATATTGCCAAAATCTTGTACGTTGCGAGCAATGTAATTTTTATTAACCTCAGCCTGTGTAGTTTTGCCACCAAGGAGATTTTCTGTTCCAGCAACATAGCTTGCTTGTCTAGCATTTTGGCTTTCAGAAGAAGCAAATGGGTTCTGTGTGGCAAGGGCAATGCTACCGCCGACTGCATCTGAAATGATTTGACGAAGATCGCCAGGAAGATGGTGTGTGTAACTTGCAACTGTATGCAGGATGCTTGATGTCCAACCGCTTGGCTGGATCTCTGACATAATCTTTTTCCATAAAGGTAATGACTTAACATTGCCAGTGCCAGGAGCTGTAAGTGCGGTTGTGGCATGTTGATTTAACGCTTGTTGCCAAGCAGGATTCCAAGGACCAACTGATAGCCCAGCTCCATAACCTTTGGCTTGCAAATTCTTTTGAATTTCATTGATGTCAGTTGTTAGAATTGGAACTGGCGCGTAAGCATGGTGAAGGGTAGAGAAAACTTGTTGAATTGAAGTTGGCTTTGCACTCATTGCTGGATCTGAATACTGTTTTGTAGGCAAAACACCATTGTTATTCAAGACATTTTTATATGTATCCGCAGTGGCAAGCATGTTCTGTGTACTGCCGCCATTTGTGGCAAGGTGAACCTGTAGCGTTGGATCCATCCAAGAATGACCAGCATTATGCAAAGCATTAAGGCGGTCATTAAGTGACATCGCATCAGGCGATATGTTAGTTTGGTCTGCCATTGGTTACGGGTTACCTGCTTGCGCAGAGCCATTATTGATGTGCGCCATAAGCGCATCACGAATTGCTTTAACCTGTGGGGAAGCAGAATCACCAAGTTGATTTAATAATCCCAAAGCATTTGTCATGCCTGTTGTCTGTAATTGCTGTGGGGCCTTAAATGGCTCTGTTGGCATTGGCGCATTGGGATCATGCGGCGCATCAATAGGAATTATTTGTGGGCCTTGCTGAGCTGGTTCTCCACCTGCTACTGGAGCAGGACCTGCACCTGGTGTTGGAGAAGAAGCCATTGGTGCTGACGCTTGTAAATCCATTAGATCAGATGCATCGCCATAATTAGGCATGCCAGATACATAACGAAGTGCTTGCTTTGATGCGGGACCGCCATCGGTTCTACGCGCTTGTGCGCCTGGGCCTGAAATCATCGCTGGCTTATCTGCCTGTGGCATGATTTATTCTCCCTCTTGTAATGTCTCAATGGTTCGGGCTGCATACTCGTGGAAAGATTCTTTATTATCCACGAAACTTGCTTGGTGTTCAAACATCTGAGTCAAGATGTCAAACCCGCTTGCTATATCAATTAAAATTGCTGCGGTTGTGTCGGCGAGAAGGGCAAAGAAATCCCACTTGGTTACCCGCGTTGGTACCTTGCCCAACTCGTCAGACATTTAATTACTTACCGCGTGGCTTTCCAGCAGTTGTGCCAGTGCCCTTTGTGCCTGAAGGCTGCTTTGAGTAAAGGACGTTTGAAGCGCCAGACTTAGATGCGCTAGCCTTTGGCTGGATCTTTGTCTTCTGTGTGACGGCTTCGGATGAACCGTGTCCGCCTTGGTTCTTTGGTGAAGGAACCTTTGTAGTCAATGATGACTTCATTGTTGCCATGGTGTATCTCCTATAGGGGTTTGTTTTGATCGCCAGAAACGTTAGGCTGGCGACCTTCTGGATACCGACGCAGCAAGCGAAGGCTGACCAGAAGATGAGAGTCCTGCAAGCAGGTTTTGTAATGCCCCGCCGCCACCTTGTGGTGCGGGCATTGGAGCTCCACCTTGCGGTGTAGGAACCCCAGAAGGAACCTGTCCAGGGGCTTCAGCCTCACCTGCGGTAGCTTCTTCTGGGGATACTGGTTCGGGAGCAAATGCTTGTGCGATAACATCTTCAATGTTATCTCCAGCCATGCGTCCCTTAATTGCAGCAGCAATTGCTTGAATTGCTTTTGAAGGATCTTGTCCTTGCTGCGCCATAGATGGAATTGCTTGAGCATATGCAGCAACTGACTGCATAAGAGCATCACGTAATTCTTCTACTTCAACTCGCTCTTCTTCCATGGTGACATTCATCTCCCATGGCATCTGACGACGTAAGAAGTCGCGTGAGATTAACTTATCTCCACGAGCTTGAAGTCCGAATACCAAAGCACGGTTTGGATCTAATCCAGCCATCATGCCATACGATACATCGCACCAGTAATCACCAGCAATATCTTTTGCTGGGGTGTAAGTAATTTCATAAGGAGCACCAGCATTTACGCCGCGTACTTCCTTCTCAACATTACCAAAAAGTTTTTCATCCATCAAGAAGCAGATGCGCATAACGTGGCGGAATGTCTCAGCAAATACAGCCTGTGCTGTCTTGACTTGAGTATCAAATCCACCCATGAGTGCTTCTACGCCACGGCCTGTAACAATAGAACCTGATTGCTGACCTAGACGGCCTTGTGGATAACGTGAACCAACACGTAGTTCTTGATCTAGTGCCGCTGTCTCTTGGAAGATTCCTGCTGGGATATTAAGATCAACACGGCGGATCTTCTCAGGATTGGCAGAGCGGATAGTTGCATCTGGACCAATCTCAAGTACGTTAACGTCTGCTGGCAAAGCAAATGGAGCCTGTACAGACTTCTGTGCAGCTTCTAGTTGCAATGTGGCAAAACGAGCACGGGCAACTTGTACCCACATGATGTCATCAAATTGACCACGTTGGTGTTCATCAGAGTCAATGCCAGGGCGTGTAGCAATAACTACTGGCAATTCGCCAATGAGATTCTTTGCACGCTCTAAGACAAGGTTCTTGCGCTCAGGGATAAAGAGGATGAGTTCATCTTTGTCCTGATAGCGGAATACTTCAAGCATACGCTCAGAGTTGCGTTGCTCATACGGTCCGCGTAGTTCGCCTTCAAGTTCTGGGAAGTCGTTGATTAATTCACGCACAGTCTTGTTGTAGCGACGTGTGTAGGAGAGTAACTTACCGAAGCGGTCATACTCTGGGTATGTTCCGATTGGGTTGTCAAGGCGAATCATTGGGCGATTGTTTTCCCAATCAGGCTCAATGATAAATGCGAGCATGCCGTAGGTGAGGTAGCGATCTGCGCCTGTGTACATCTGAGTCTGTAGGTTACATGTGTCGCGGTAGCCTGCGGCGATCTGTGTGCGCTTATCGGCACGCTTGCGTGCACGATCAGAGATTGCATCTGTGGTGTCGCAGTTAAATGCAGGTAGTGGAGCAATAACTTCTGCTACGTCACGTGCTGCGATGTCAATAAAGTTTGACACCATTGGCTTAGGGAATTCATCTGGGAACATGCCAGGGAATACCTGCTGGATGTTGCCTTGACGAATTGAGAGAAGATCAGACCAGCGAGAATCGCGGGTGTGGAAATGGTCACGGAGCTTGCGTACCTTAATGCCTAATTGGTCAATATCCATGGCCATAGAAGGTTCCCCCGTTCGCTGCTAGTTTTTCTTGTAGTCTTGCGTATTCTTCCAAGTTGACGACCTTACGGTTTGCTATTTGACTGCGTGTGGCAAATTTGTTTTGTACAAATGTTTGCCCGTATGAACCCATCTGGTTGATGTAGTCCCGCATCTGCGTCTCTGCAAACCAGAGAGCCATAGGACCGTCTTGCTTGTTCTTTGTTCCTGCTGACCAAGTAATCAATTGCTCAATCAGTGACTTGATGTGTTCGTTATCGGCTCGTGGCAGTTCCAGTAAGTTGTTCTTTAAGAATTTGCCTTGGTTGTCGCACGAGCCGAAAAGTGGTGCCATAGAGGCTACGCCAAACTCGGCGTCCATTTTGTTTGCACCTGTGTAGTGCTGAACAAGTCGGATGCCTCGTGAAGCTAGGAATTTGTTGATCTGCTCATCTTGAGTCAAGAACAACTGGAAAGCATTTTTCTCAATGACCCAGACGTTAACATGGTACTTGTCTGTCCAGTGGAAGATTAAGTCGCGGATCTGTTGTGGCGTAGGTGCTGGCATGCGGCTTGCCTCAAGCAAGTAACGCTTGCTCGTGGTCTTATCGCCTGAGATGACAACTGAGAATGTATCACCTGACATGGCTGGGTCCATAGACGCAACAACATATTGGCTAGCGAGAACTTCAGGATGACCTGGGGCGCCAGGAATAAGCGGTCCGATGGATCGCATACCTGCGACAGAACCGCGTACACATTCTGGTGAGAAGATTGCAGTTGACTCAACATCTTGCTGCTGGTAAACCATTGCCCAAGTCTTTGGGTCAATCATTCCACGGCGTCGGTTTAGATGCTCACCTGACCAGCGTGGGTATAATCCTTTTTCATCTGGCTCTGTAGGATCAGCGTCCCATGGGCGATCTGATTTAGGCCAGAGGGTTACCCAATCTTTTGGCTTATCTGCAAACTCTAGGACAGCTGGCATTGCCAGATATGTCCAAGGGCTTTTGTTATCAGGGTAGCGTTCTGGGTTGCGCATTTCGCGGTAGAGATCCATAGGATCTACGCGGGTACCTACGCACAAGATTTTACCTGTTGGGCCAACACGGGTAAGAACTTCCTGTTGGATCCAGCGTAGCTGCTTTTCAAACTCGCCGCAGTTGGCGAGAGTAACGCAGTCATCAAGAATAATTAGATCAGCACGGGCACCGTAGATCTGACCACCAATACCTAATGCCTGGACGGTAGGATCTTTTTCACCTGAGTCACGTTCAAGGTAGATGGAGTCTGCCGTCCACTTCTCAGCGGTAGCCTTGAAGCCTTCAACTGGAGCATATCTACGTTGCATTTCTGCCCACTGAGGAGAGGTAAGCCTTTGCTTGATGGCATATAGGAACTCTTTAGCCATACCTTGGGTCTTGGAGACTAGCTTGATACGGACATTGGGATTGGTCACAATGCGGTAGGTAACATAATCAATTGAGACTGTCATAGATTTAGCATGCTCTGGTGGCATGTTGACTAGGACGTAATTCTTGTAGCCGACCTCATAGGTCATATTCCCATGAAGCCAGGCAGGTTCACCTTCTTCTAGCAGGGATGTGACGTTCCTCTGGTGGTCGAACGTCACGGAGTTCAAATACTTAAGCCTGAAGTCCTCAAAGGAGATATTGGCATCCTCGTCGGCAACAACACCAGCTCGCTTCTTAATTACGCGGGCAAGATCAATAGCTTGCTTAAACTGCGGATCGCTAGAGCGGTAATACTCATAAGACTTGACGGACTTGCCGACTGCTCGGCAGGCGTCCTCAACGGTCACGCCTTCTTCTATCAAAGATAGAAGGCGCTTTTTGGCGTCGGGGGCGGAAAGGCTGGCACCTTCAACAAGGCGGTAGGAATTCTTAGAAGTTACTTTTGCCATATCGGCGCGGACCTCTACATTCCTAATGGGCTGAAAATGAGCAATTGGGTATCAATAGAAATATCCCACTGCAAAGCATCCCCTATGGGGATTGCTGTGGGTAGTTATGGGGGGCTTACAGCCCCAGCCGTCTCGTAAATACTTAGGGGCCTGAAAGGCCCTGCATTTGCCATCAGGCATGGCTTGTGGAGCTCGCCATGAAGCGAGCGGAACGGGGGGATTATTTAATCCCCTATATATACTAAGGCGTTGACTTTGACGTTTATCCCGCCCTAAGGGGTGTGATCTTAGTCACACGGTATATTACTAATGGGTAACATGCTTCTGACCTGCGGTTTTACCTTACGGGGCGCCTATATTTAGAAAAAATATTTTGGTGGATAGTTATATACAAGACAACCAAATATTAAAACCCCCTGGGTTGAAGGCCCGACTTTGGCCCGTAGGAACTCTTAACCTCTACTAGACGGTTAAGGATTATCGGCGAATCTCTGGCGGATAGGGCTAGTCGGCGGAGGCGTTTGCCCCTCGTTATGGCACGGTAACCGCCCGTTAATGGGGCATTACCCCGCGTTCGGGCGTGTCGTGCGGGCGTTGAGCGGTGTTAGCGGGGGGACTATCAACCCACCCCCCGAACACCTGTTCGCACGATACGAGGCTTCCCGAATCCCACCGAATCCGAACAACTGTTCGCATAAATCCCCTAATGGTCATAAATATTTATTGACTGGTCATAAGGGCATTATCGGTAGACACTCCTAGCCCGATCGT